CAAAAAGAAAACTAAAAGGGTGGGTTTGGTTATTAATAGGTTTTATGTTAGGGCTGGTATATAGCAATAAGTTTATATACTCAGACTTAATAGCAAAAGCAGAGGCAAACGAAAAAGTGGCAATGGTACAATTAGACCAGGAAGAGTTAAAAACTCCTCAGAACGAAAATAAAGGGGAAATAAAAGAGGATGTAAAAAAAGCAATAGAAGAGAAAAAAGAGGAATCACAAGAAAATATATGTAATTATGACAGTGTTACTTGTCTTATTAAGAATACTGCTGATAATTACAATATAAATTGGAAATTAGCCGTTGCTATTTCAAAACACGAAACTGGAGTATATACATCAGTAGCATTTAAAGAAAAAAACAATGTAGGTGGAAACTTTAGAAATGGCAGTTTAATGACTTTTAGTAGTTTAAATGAGGGAATAGATTTCTTTGTAAGAAACTTAAAAAATAACTATATTGATATGGGACTTACAAGTATAGAGACGATTCAACCTAAATACGCTCCAGTAGGAGCAACTAACGACCCAAATAACTTAAATAGTTACTGGGTAAATGGAGTAACTAAATACTATAACGAATTGGAGGCTAAATAATATGAGTTTAGATTTTAAATTACAATTTTACTTTAACTTATATAAAGATAAAGGTATGCCTAACAGGGCAGAGTTTAGAAATAATTTCAAGAAATTACACGGAGAGTTTGCATATGTAGAAGAATTAATAATTATGATAGAAAGGTATCAAATTAAAAAGTATGGATGTACTTTAACAAATGGCAAAAGATACACTTATAAAAGTAGGGAAGAGTGCCTTTACGATAATGCTAAAGAAAGACAAAGAAATAACTATAAAAGGAGATAAATAATGAAAAGAAAATTAATAGATAGATTATGCAGAAAGCAAATGTTAAATACTGAATATTTAGGACTAGAAAGTATGTTTATAAATAAAAAATATATAAGCATAGATGATATGATAGACAAACTACAAGAGTTAGATAGTGAATCAGAAGAATTAAGAGAAAAATACGCTGACTTAGTATCAGATGTAGAAGATAACTACGAAAGAATACCTATAGCAAGCCAAGTAGGTATTTATGATGAAGATTTTAGATAGGAGGTGTAAATATGGCAAATAAAACAAAATTGGTAGCGTTTAAACTAACTGAGTGGGAATACGAGCAACTAATGGAGGCTACTAAAATAACAAAACAAAACAAGAGCAGATTCATAGTTATGTCAATGCTAGAAAAAGCACAAAAAGTAAAGGAGAGTAAAAATGAAAAGAAATAGGGTTATTTTAAACCAATTTAAGAGGCAAAGACCACTTACCTATAGAATATACGACTTTTTAAAAAAAGAAGCCGTAGGCTATGAAAATAGAGTCAAAGCAAGTGTATTAATGCAAGAGTTTGATATAAGAGATAATAAAACTTTAAGAGCATACATAGAAGAAATTAGAGACAGTGATATATTAGATAAGATTATATGCAGTGAGGCTGGAAGTAGTGGCGGTTACTGGGTAGCAACTTCTCAAGATGAAGTATATCAGACACTACAACACTTGTATAAAAGAAGTATGAAGATGTTAAAAACATACTCAAAAATAAAGAATAAAAGCAGATTAAATAACCAATACAAGATAAGACTAGGACAATATGAAAAAGATATTTATAGTAGTTTAATGGAGGTAAAAAATGATTCTGAAAAGAGATTCTAAAAGAATAAAAGAACTAGAAAAAATAAACGTACAACACAGGAAATTAAATGGCAAATTAAGACAAGAAATAGACATATTAGAAAGCCAATTAGATTTTATAACATATCAAAATATAGTAATTGAAAATCTACAAAAAGAAAATGAAGATTACGAGCAAAGAATTAAAAAAGCAGTTGAATATATAAAAGAACATATTCAAAAATATGATATTGATGGTTCTATAGGAGACTTTGATGAATTTGATATGTTAACAAAACCAAATTATTTATTAAATATATTACAAAATGGAAGTGATGAATGATGAATAAAACATTGTTAGATATGAAATTATTATTAGAATATTACAAGAATAATAATATATTAGACCGTTATAGTTCTGGTATGGGCTTTGGAGATGGCAGACTTATTTTAGACAACGATGTAATGAATGTATTAGATAACATTGAAGAAAAAATATTTATTGAGCCATTAAATAAAAAAATAGGAAAAGACAAAGAAATAGATAGATTAAATAATGTAATTAATGAATTAGAAAAATGTTTAGAAATAAACCATAAAATTATTGATATATACGTAGAAAGAATAGACAAAGCAACAGAACTTTTAAAATTAGCACAAGAAAGTGGTTTAATTAGTATATCAACATTAATGAAAATATTAAAAGGAGATAGACAATGAATAAAAAAATAAATGATAAAATATACCCAAATGAATTAACAGAAGAACAAATAAAAAAATTACAAAAGCAATTTCCTAAAATGCCTAAGAAAAAAAAGAAAAGGAAATTAACAAGGGAAGAAATCAAAAGGAGACAAGAATTAAGAAGAGCAAGAGCAGAAAGTGTAGGCTTAGCAATAATGACAATATTCTTTTTTACTATGATGTTAGTATCATTATACTTGCTTTACTGTTGTTTATTTAAAGGGCTAACTTTTTAAGGAGGAAAAAATAATGGAAAATAATCAGTTATCTTTGTTTAATACTTATGATGAAAGCAAAAAAGAACATATATGGAAATTAAGCGACCTAAATAAAATAGAAAAAAAAGATATAAAAGTATTTAGTACTTTTGCCTGTGGTGGAGGGTCTTCTATGGGGTATAAATTGAACGGATGTGATGTTATAGGGTGTTGTGAGATAGATTCAAAAATAAACAAAATATACAATGCTAATTTTAAACCAAAATATAACTTTTTAATGGACTTAAGAGACTTTAATAAATTAGAAGATATACCTCAAGAATTATATAACATAGATATATTGGACGGTAGCCCACCTTGTAGTTTGTTTAGTATGTCTGGAATAAGAGAAGAGGGGTGGGGTAAGGAGAAAAGATTTAGAGAGGGTCAAAAATTGCAAACCTTAGATGATTTATTTTTTGTTTTTTTAGATACAGTAGAAAAATTAAAGCCTAAAATAGTAATTGCTGAAAATGTAGAGGGTATGATATTAGGTAAGGCTTTTGAATACGTACAAAAAGTAAATAAAAGATTCTTAGACTTAGGGTATAAAGTACAGTTTAAACTATTAGATAGTAGTACTATGGGAGTACCACAAAAAAGGAGAAGAGTATTCTTTATTGCAAATAGAATAGGACTAGAAGAAATAGACTTAACATTTAATTATAAGCCAATAACATATGGAGAAATAAAAAGAGGCAATGGAGATAAACCAAATAAAAATACTGAAACTTTTAGGCTTTTACAATATGCTAAGCCTAATATGAAATGTTTTGCTGATATAAAAGAAAGTTTAGGAGAAAAAAGGAGTTGGTTTAATACAAAAATAGTGTGGGAAAATGATATATTTCCTACAATTAGAGCAGGCTCTCCAGATTATTTTAGAGGAGAAGAAAAAGAAAGAGTATCAAAAGAAGATATTATAACCTGTTCTACTTTTCCACAAGATTATAACTTTTTATCTGATAATATATATAACATTACATATATTTGTGGTATGAGTGTACCTCCTTTGATGATGAAAAAAATAGTAGAAAGATTAATAAAAAAAATACAGGAACAAAATATAGATTTAACAAAGTTTTAAGGAGGTATTATGGACTTATATAATGAAATACAAGAGTTAAGGAAAGAATTAAATAAAAAAATACAAGAACTAGCGGGTACAGGTTGCAATTATGCTAATTCTTACAAAGATTATAGAATCAAACTTGCAAAAGAGTTGCTTAGATTAAAGGCAGAGGGTATGCCTGTAACTATTGCCTATGACATAGCAAGAGGCAACGAGGATGTAGCAGAAGCCAAGTTTAATGAGTTAAGTACAGAGGCAATTTATAAAGCAAATCTTGAAAGTATTAACGCTATAAAACTACAAATAAAAATATTGGAGAATCAGTATCAGAAAGAGTGGGGACAAGGAGGTGCTTATTATGACTGATATAGAGTTTTACCTAATATTATCTTTATTATTTATTATATTTTTACTTGCTAATAAAATTATCAAATTAAAAGAAGAAAATAGAATATTATACAATAACTATCAGACTTCTTTAAAGATACTGGGGGAATATGACCCAAAGTTAAAAGCATATTTAGAAAGAAAATAAAAAAGTTTTCTTTTTAATATTGCAAAAAGTGGGGAAAGGTGGTAAAATGTAATCAAGATAGGAGGTGCTATATGGCAATAATACTAAGATTCTTTAAAAAACTAGATGAAAAAAACAGAGTATTGATACCAAGCGCAATAATTAAAAAAGTAAAGTCTAAAGAGTATTATATAGAGTTATTAGACGATAACACTATAAGGTTAATACCAATAAAAAATAAAGGAGAAAATTAAAAATGGCAAATAATAAATATTACTGGATTAAATTAAAAACAGATTTTTTTAGCCAAGATACTATAGACTTTCTTTTAAGCCAAAAAAATGGGTGCCAATATGTTGTACTTTATCAAATGTTATGTTTAGCGTCTGCTAATAATGACGGCTTCCTGGCTACTAAGTTTGATGATGTTATGATTCCTTATGATGTTAATAAGATAGTCAGAGATACTAAATACTTTGATTATGACACTGTAACAGTAGCATTAGAGTTATATAAAAAGTTAGGTCTTATATATCAAGAAGAAAATAACATATTAAGGTTATCAAATATGGGAAGTATGATAGGGTCAGAATCTGCAAGCAGAGAAGCAGTAAAAAAGAGAGCATATAGAGAAAAACTAAAAGAACAAAAAGGGACATTAATAGGGACATCAGAGGGGACAAAAAAGGGGACAAATTGTCCGACAGATATAGATATAGAGAAAGAGATAGATATAGAGATAGATATAGATAATAAATATAGTAATAATTCTTTATATACTACTACTACTAAAATAGAGAAAAATATAGGTAGAACATTAAACTCTATAGAGGTTGAAAAAATACAAGAGTGGTTGTTGTCGTTTACGGAAGAAATTATATTATATGCTTTTTCAATAGCCATATTAAATAATAAAGTTACTTTTAGTTATGTAAATGGTATTTTAAATAACTGGAAGTCTTGCAATTATACTACTATTGAAGAAATCAAAAAAAATGAAATTAAAAGGGAAGAAAAAGAAACAAAAAAAGTTGAAGATATATTTTATTATGACTGGTTAAATGATGATGAAAATAACTAAAGAAAATTAATAAAATATATTGCAAAAAAATAACAACTATGCTATACTTATATCAGTGATAAGGTTAAAGGTAGATTTATAGAAATGAGGTAGCCTTATCACACTAAAAAGTTATATCTCATTTCTATAAGTCTACTTTTTTTGTAGACGGAAAGGTAAAGGAAAATGGAAAAAGAAAAAGAAACATCTTTAATAGTAGTTAAGCAACTGCCTATTATTGAAGAAAGACTAAAAAGTCTATCAGAAGAGATAGACAAAAAAGTTGCAAATGCTTTAGCACTTATAGTATGTGATGATACTGTAAAGGATGTTAAAAAAGTAAGAGCAGAATTAAATACTAACTTTAAAGAGTTAGAGGCTCAAAGAAAAATTGTAAAAGAGAAAGTACTTGCTCCATATCAAGCGTTTGAGGATGTGTATAAAACTTATGTAAGTGATAAGTTTAAAAAAGCAGATTCTGAATTAAAAGAAAAGATAGAGCAAGTAGAATCAGAACAAAAGAAAGCAAAAGAAAAAGAAGTAAAAGATTACTATAGTGAGTATGCTTTATCAAATAACTTAGAGTGGCTAATTACTTACTATGATATGGCTAATATTAATATTACTTTATCTGCTAGCATAAAATCACTTAAAGAACAGGCAAAAGCCTTTATAGATAAAGTAGTAGATGATTTAAAACTAATTGATACTCAAGAGCACAAGATAGAAATACTAGCAGAATATAAAGCAAACTTAAACGTATCAAGCGCTATAACAAATGTTAATGATAGATTCAAAAGAGAAGAAGAAGAAAGGGCAAGACAAGAAGAATTAAAAAAGCAAAAAGAAATTGAAAAAGAAACTATAGAAAAGGTAAACGAAGTGGCAACTTCTATGAGTGCTCCAGTAGAAGAAGAAAAAAGATACTCTATGACATTTAAAGTCTACGGTACAATGGAGCAATTAAAAAGTGTTAAATACTATTTAGAACAATTAAAAAAGGATGGTGTAACTTATGAATAATGAAAATACAAAAAAACAAGAAATATGCGTTAAATATAATATTGGAGATAATGAAATTAAATTAACTCCTAGCATAGTACAACAGTACATAGTAGGAGATAGTGCTACACTAACTCCAGTAGAGTTTAAGTTTTTCACTGAATTATGTAAGGTAAGAAAGTTAAACCCATTTTTAAATGAAGCATACCTAATAAAGTACGGGAATCAGCCAGCACAATTGGTAGTAGGTAAAGACGCTATCATTAAAAGAGCAGTATTAAACCCTGCTTATGACGGAATAGAAAGTGGTATAATAGCATATAACGAGGCAACAGGAGAAGAAATAGAAAGACAAGGTACATATATACCTAATGGCTACAAATTAACTGGTGGCTGGGCTAGAGTATGGGTAAAAGATAGAAAATACCCAAGTTATGTAAGTGTAAACTTATCAGAAGTAGCACAAACAAAGAAAGACGGCAACTTAAATAGCAATTGGAGCAGTAAACCTGCTACAATGGTTGAAAAAGTAGCAAAAGTAAGAGCACTAAGAGAGGCTTTTGTAGAAGATTTAGGCGGGATGTATGACGCTGACGAAATAGACAAAAAAGAAGATTTGACAAAAACTCACGGTAGTGATAAAATCATAGTAGAACAGAACGAGGAAAAGCAAAAAGAAGAAATAGGAGAAGTAAACATAAATGAAATATAATATAATCTCTAGCGGGTCTATAGGCAATGCAATGATATTAGAAGATACAATATTAATTGACTGTGGGGTAAGTTTTACTAAGTTAAAAGATTTTTATAAGTCTCTTAACTTAGTGCTACTAACTCATATACACTCAGACCACTTTAATAAGACCACTATAAAGCGTTTAGCCAAAGAAAGACCTACTCTAAGGTTTGGATGTTGCAAATGGCTTGTAGATGAATTAATTAAGTGTGGTGTGAATAAAAAGAATATAGATGTATACGAAGTAGGTAAGTATTATAAATACAATACTAAATTAACTATAAGTCCTGTATTACTTTATCATAATGTAGAGCAGTGCGGTTACAGAGTGTTTATAAATGGTAAAAGAGCAATATATTGTACTGATACTAATAGTGTAGAAAGTATAGAGGCTAAAGATTATGATAATTATTTTATAGAGGCTAACTTTGATGAATCAGATATTAAAGAAAGAATAAAAGCAAAAGAGACTCTAGGTATATACTGTTACGAAAAAGACGCTATGTTAAACCACTTATCAAAGCAAAAATGTGATGACTTCTTATTAAAAAATATGGGAATAACTAGCAAATATGAGTATATGCACGAGCACATTGATAAGGAGAATATATGACTAAAAGGTCTATGTGGTGTGAGTTTGATAAAGATACTAGAAAATACATAAAAAAAAGAGATAACGATAGGTGTATAATATGTGGTAATAAAGGAGCCTTACAAATAATGCACGTTTTCTTATCTAGAGCACACGGAGGAAAAGGCAGTAAAGAAAATGGTTGCTTAGGATGTATTAATTGTCATAAGATAATAGATAACCCTATAGGGACTACTCAAAACGAGTTGAGTAAAAAGTATTTGAAAAGATGTAAAGACTATCTGATAGAAAAAGAAAACTTATGGAGTACTTACAAAAATGAGAAAGAACTAAAAGAAAGTTTAAAATACAAAAAAGAAATAGTAAAAATAGAGTTAGAAATACCAATAAAAAAAGAATATTGCAAAAGATGTAAAGACTGCCAAATGCTAGTAAAAAATAAAAATAATAGCAGTATACCTACATATTATTGTAAGTATAAAAAAATCAGATTAAATAAAAGTACTAAGGCGTGTAATAATTTCAAAGAAAAGGAGACAAAATGTTTTTAGAAGTGTTAAGCCTAAAGGAGATAATTATACTATATACTCCTTTAGTAATATTAGGGGTGTTATGGTTAATACTTATTATTTATTTTATATTAGAAATAATAAAACATTTAGGAGGTAAAAGATGATTCTGTTTATATTAATGCTAGTTTGTATAGTAATTGGTTTTTTAGAGGTTATGTATAGCATAAAGACATTATATAAAAAAGGAGCAAAATAATGAGTAACAGTTTAGATAGAAAAGTAAGAAGAAGAAAAGAAAAAGAAGAAATAATCAATATAAAGAAAGTATATGGCAAGAAGCCAAAAGAAATGTGTCCTAAGTGCCATAAGAAGAGTATATTTTACTCAAATAACAAAAAAGAAGTCTTTTGTATAAGATGTGATAAGAGAGTGGCTTAAATGAATCAAAAACTACTGCCATATCATCTCCAATATATATGTATTAAAAATTATTGCTTATACTAAGATAATATAAATTATTTTTTCATAAAAACAATTTTCCTTTAAGATTTCTCTTGCTTAAGTGTTATGAGTTTGTAGTAGTGAGTTTGATAACACTTAGACAATAGAATCACTAATAAATATAACTATAAAAGGAGGCAAATAAATGAATTATAGTTTTAAATATGTCAGTGTAGATAACTATATACTTAAATATACTGATAAAGACGGTAAAGACAAAGAGTTACCATTTACAAGAACTGTAGAAATTGCTACTAAATTACAGGGAATAGTGGCAAAGGCTAGGCTAAAGATGTTTAAAGAGTTAAGTAGTCAAGGTTTTACTAAAAATGACCTAATAATAAAAGTTATTAATAAAGACGGTACTATTAGTTATGATGAAACTAACTACAGAGAGTATGAAAAATATTATATGGAGTTAGAGGGAGCCTTAACTTTAGATGAAGTTGTAAAAGACTGCTTTAATATGAGTATATCTGAGTTATTAGTAGATATGGGAGTAGACCCAAATACTACAGATGAAGAAGTAACATCAAAAGTACTAGCATTTAGTGAAAAGTTTAGTGCTATTATAGGAGGAAAAGATAACCCGCCCTCAGACAGTACCTCAGATAAAGAATAGGTACAATGAGAAAATAAGTAGAAATAAAAAGACAATATTTTGTTTTGCTTACCAGGAGGACTTAGACCAAGCCTATTCATTTTACTGTAGTAGGTATCAAAATATAAAATATGAGGACTTTTTGAAATTAGGTTTATTTGAGTTTAAGAAAAAATTATCATCTATACCTAAAGACGAGCCTTTATATGAAATAATCAAGTCTAGAACTATAAATATAGGCAAAATAAAAAATAAAGAAGAAAAAGACTACTGGAAAGAGTTAAAAAGAGTAAACGAGATTCCTCAGATTTATTTAACTACTAAAGAAATAGATAGTATGTTATCAGAGTTTACTAAAAATAAAAAATTATAGGAGAGTGTAACAATGGAAAAAGATTTAATAAACTTTATGGAGAAATTAGAATATATAGGGAGCAAGGATGTAGTAAAATACGAAGATGAAAAAGGGAACTTAATTTTATTACCAATAGCACAATTAATATTAAGTTGCGAGTATATAGAAGCAGAAGAGCCTACATTTAAGGCTATGCTATTTGAAAACAAAGCAGACAAAAATATGCAATACAATAAAATCAAAGTTGCTAAGAAAAAAGATAAATACGAAGTAACTAAGAAAGAAAAAGACAAAGGAACTATAGTAGAATCAGAAACAGAAGTATATCAAATATGGCTTGTAAGAAATAGTCTACAAATGATGAAAGCATTTAATGACAAAGACATAGCCCTTGCTTATGTAAACAAATACAATGATGAAATACTAAAAGAAGCAAAATTGATAGGAGAATAACTATGGAAGAATATAAGAACTTAGAAAAGATGTTAAAAGTCTACTATAATAACATACAAACATTACATAGACATTTAATAGGTGCTAATTGGTTTGGAAATCACGAAGTATTAGGCAAGTATTATGAGAAGATTCAAGAAGATATAGACTATTTAGCAGAGTTAGGACTATCAATAGGAATAGATGAGCCTACTATACAAGAAAGCCTAGAGAGTTATAAAGAGTTAGAAATAATAGACAGAACAGAAAAAGAAAGTTTTGTAATAGTAAAAGGTTACTTTAATGATATAGTAGCCCAAATAAACAGAATAAATGATTTGCCAATAGACGTAATTAACAAGTTACAAGAAATGCAAACATTTTATAGAATAGAATCAGATTACAAGTTATATAGAAATAATTTATAATCAAACGTTACCATTATAGGTAGCGTAGAGTAGATAACGAGTATTTAGTTTAACTAATGTCTATGACTTATCTATTCTGCGGTACTTATAATAAGTACTAAGAACTATTTTTATTTTCATTATTCAATACCCTTCAAGTGCTACCTTTGTAGGTAGCACAGAGACAATATAAAAAAAATAAAAGAAAAGGAGGAGTCCTTTCTACCTTAACATATAATACATATATTGTCTCTGTGGTACTTATGAATAAATAGGAGGTAAACTATGCTAGATAAAAAAGTTAAGATGTTATTATTAGTAGTAAATAAGTTAGGTGTAGAAATAAACTACGAGGTCATAACTAGATATAGTGAGAAGTTTGATAGCGTAGTTAGTGAATACCACCTCAAGACCTGGCACAAAAGAAAAGTCAAAGACAAAGATACTGGAGAAGAAAAAGACCAATGGTATTGTAAAGATATGGAGTTTAAAAGAATAGACCAAGTAGCAAAATACTTACTAGCAATTAAAGAAAGCAAGGAGCATAAAAATGAGTAGTAAGGATGATAATAAACTTAATACTAAGCAAAAGTTATTCTGTGAGGAATATATTAAAACTTTAAACGCTACTAGGTCTTATATGAAAGTATACAATTGTACGCTTAAGAGTGCTGAAACTCAAGGGTGGAGGCTGTTGCAAAATGTAAAGATAAAAAATTATATAGATGAAAGACTACAAAAAGTAGAAAGAGAAAAGATAGCAGACGCTAACGAAGTGCTAGAGTTTTTAACAAGTACACTAAGAGGAGAGGTTAAAGACCAGTTAGGGTTTGAAACATCAGTAAAAGATAGAATCAAAGCAGGGGAGTTATTAGGTAAAAGGTATAAACTATTTGAAGAGAGCAAAAATGAAAATACTACATCTGACGTTATGCCTAAAATATCTATTGAAGTAGTAGATAATAGTAATTTAGAAGAAGTACTATTTAAAAATAGATAAACGCTACTAGGTAGCGTGTAGGGTATTAAAGTAATAGGTAAATGAGTAAAAACTCCTACCAAAAGAGAAAAAGACTAGGCACTTATATAAAAGCCGAGTGATTATGCTTTTATATTAGACCAAATAATCACAAGTAAAGGAGTAATTAACCTTTATTAAAAAGATAATGAACTAATACCTTACACAGTGCGTAGTAGCACAGAAAGGAGGGAAATTATGGCTAAAAAAAATACAACTAAAAAAGAAAAGGTAGAAGAAAAAGAAGTTTTAACTGAAGCAGAAGAAATAAAAGAAGAAGAAATTACTACTGAAGAATCAGAAGAAGAAAAGACTACTACTCCAATTGAAGAAGAATCAGAAGAGATAATAGAAGCAGTTACTTTAGACAATAGTCCAATATCTCCAATTATCTTAGAAGAAGAAACAGAAGTAGTGCCTAAAGACTTTACTCCAGCAATTCCTAAAAAAGTAAGTAACAATAAAAGTGGCTTATCAGTATTTAAAGGAAGAGTTTATAAAGAGTTAAACAATGGGCGTGGAATCTTTGCTGATAATGGAGAAACTTTTAACTTATCAGACATAAAATAGGAGGTAAAGTATGGAAAGTTTGACTTTTACAGAGATAACAGGTAACAGATATAGAATAGATAATAGTAATAATATAATAGTGTCTAAAGAAGAAATGCTAAAACTTAAAAAAGACCATACTATATTAAAAGACTTTTATTCTAATGGTTGCCAAAAGAATACTAAGAAAAAAATAGAAGAAATAGGCGAGGAGTTAAATAAGATAGATGAAAATAGAGAATCTACAAGTAACTCTAACAAAAAAACAAAGTAGTTTATTAAATGATATAACAAGTCAAAACGTAAATGAAAT